TAACTTTCTTTAATGTCTTTAGCAATCTTTCGTGAAGAGCAGCCTTGGCGGTACAATGTTTTCATTCTGTTAATAGCGCCTTCACGTTGACCGTTCGGCACTAACATTGAATCTACGCCCTCACCTTGCACTGAATAACCGAATGGAGCTTGACCGCCGATGAAGCCACCTTTGTCTTTTTTAGCTGCTTTACCGCGTCTGACACGCTCTCTAAACTGTTCTCGTTCGTAATCGGCTAAACCGGCCATAATAGTTAAAATCAGTTGACCGATATGATTAGCTGGATCGGTAACATTACCGATATCTTTAGTAATGAGGGTGGCACCTATATGTTTTAGTTCACCAACATCGTTCAAGATGTCTCTGGCGGTTCGGCCAAAACGAGTTAGCTCAGTGCAAAAGAATACATCGCCATCTTGGATGTCAATGGATTCAATTGCTGGTCTACTAAAAAAATTTAACGTACCACTAATGCCTGGATCAACTAAAACGTGATCTATCTCCATATCGTGAGACATAGCTAAACCGATTAATTGTTTCTTTTGTGTCTCTAAAGAAGTGTTATCAATTTGCCCAGCACTAGAAACCCTGGTGTATGCATAAACAGTCATTTTTATTCCCCTTATAAAAATTTTTTGTGAACAGTTATAGTAACCTGAAAGGTAACATAAATAAACATCTTTTTTAAAAAATTTTTTTTACTGTAAATATCTAATTACAAAATCATCCCCCCCATCAAAAACCGAGGGGGGGCGAAAAATGTTATTTTTGCAAATAACTGACGCGCCCAGTTTTGTGCTAATAGCTAATCAATAGAGCATATTAGTACAAGCCATTATATAAGCCATAATTAACCTTAATATGTAACAGCACTACAGCGCCTATACATTTATATATTATTAATAGGCATTGATTATCTTATTTATTAGTAATTCTATGCGCCTACTTCGGCAATATCTTAATGTTTATTTTCTTATACATTTAATTGTATTTAATTAATGGTATATGTTACCCTATGGGTGACAACAACAACTATAACCAAAAGAGAGGCAAGAAGATGGAAAGAAAAACTTACACAGAAAACGAAAAAAAGGCATTGCATTTAATCAATCAAAGCATTTTTGATAATGGCTTTTCTTGGGAAGGTGATCCTGAGTATGGATTTCAGCACTGGGAGAATGTAACTTTGCCGCAAATGATAGAGCTTTTGGTTTCAGAAGGATGGTCTATCAAATCAGCACAGGGAACTATTGGTTCAATTGTAGATAAAGATGAAGTTTTTACTGACGCTGAGCAAGTGGGACATCAAGGTGAAAAACTTTTTATTTCTCGTTGGACTAATGTCTATAACGATAAAAGTTGGAATAGAGTCAGTGCTATAGAGGCAGAATATTTAACAATAAAAGGAGTGGCATAAGCCACTCTTAACCAAGGGGAACTAAACGTATGAACATAAGACAAAATACATTCGATGCAATCAAGCAGCTAAACAACCGAGTACAGGGCAAGCATTACATTCACAACAACATCAACGCCTTGTATGAGTCAGCAATGAACCTTGGTTATATCTCTAACCCAGATAACTACATGTATATGTACTCTATTAATAACGTACATTGCTTCAAGAATAGAGATACCCGCCGATCTTTTAACATTGAACTAGCTACAAGGAACTAAACCAATGAAAGCAGTAAAACTACAACAAGAAACAAAACCAGAACCAAAGATATACGTTGCTAATTTAGCAGCATACAATAATGGGCGTATGCTTGGAGCTTGGGTTTCCCCCTTGCAATATGATAGCTTTGATAAATTTGCAAAACGTATTAAAGAAGTCACAAAAGATACAGTTGATTACGCTGATGAAGTCGCGGTACATGATTATGATTATTTGCCATCATCATTGGGTGAATATCCAGATATTGAAGGTATATACAACTTCTGCCATCAAATAGAAGATAGTTTTTTATGTCTTGATGCGTTGATTGCTTACGCTGAATATATGTGCGGTTCGGATGTAACGCAAATTAACCTCGATGAAGCGGAAGATTTATATTGTGGTGAGTGGGATTCTTTCAAAGAATATGCGGAATATTATTGCGATGAAGTTGGCGATTTTCAATCAATACCAGAACATTTACAATATCATTTTGATATGGATTCTTATGCTAGAAATTTACAGCATGATTACCATGTCGTAGAGCGTGGCGCACCTCATTATGGTGTATTTGTATTCCAAGCGTAATTGTTGAACATATCGAACGCATCCCCTGGGGTGCGTTCTATTATGTTTAATAACGGGAGTAAATAACAATGAGTAATTCATATGTATTAGTTTGGTCTGAGAAAAATACAGACTGGAATATAGGCAGTGAAAAATTGACAGATCATTATTCGCACCATGAAACCAAAAAACAAGCACAATCGGCATATAAAAGGTTGTTAGATATTGATAGCGTCTATTCAGCGTCAATATGTGCCGTAATTAAATCTACTGATTATAGTTAATCAAACAGTCGAAAAAACAGCGCCAAGTGAATTATTAAAGATTGCATATCAAGAAGTGCAAAAAAGACAAGCGCAAGAATTCAAGGCGTTATGGTCTGGCAAATCATTAAGAGATGAGCCAATCCAAGATATTATCGACGAAATAAACAACAGTTGAGCATATCAAGCGCACCATTCACCTGGTGTGCTTTATTATGTTTAATAACGGGAGATTTATGATGAAAATTGTTAATAAAGAATACAAGGTTTACGCTATTGATGATCTAAAAAAAGATGATGAGCTATGTGATAGGATTTATCAGAAATTTTGGATTAATAGCCCTAATAATATAAATCCTTGGGCAGATGAAAATATAGATAGTTTTAAGAAATTTGCAGAAACTCTTAATATGACTTTTGATTATTCACTTTCAAATGGAGAATATCCGGATAGATGTTGCTATATAAAGTTAATTCCAGATTATTATTTAGACAATAAACACTATAGAGAAAAACTAAAAGATTATGAGGGTAATGGTTATTGTTTTTGTGAAGATCTTAAAATATTTACATTAAAATTATTAGATAAAAAAGAATATAAAGTTTTATGTGAATGGTCTGCAAATGACTTTGTTTTAGAAATAAAAAATAAAATGTGGGAATTATGGTTTCAGGATAATGAGCATTATTTTTCAAAAGAAAGTTTTTTATCTTATATTGAAATAAACAAATGGGAGTTTGATGGTACTGAAAGTATTTTAGGTATAACCACGGGAGTAAGTAACCATGAACGATAAGCGATTTAATCTTTGGTATTTGCATTATATGGATGTTTAGTATGCCGATGATTATTGCAATCAGTACGCCACCTAGTAGACGTCAAAAACGTCTACATAGGATGGCTAAGAGAAAATCTAATCGTGGGAGCAAGAAAGATGTCAATGTTACTACAAGAAGCACAAAACAAATTAACACGATCTAACAACAGATCATTGATTAATTTTATACAACAAAGACAATGCCAAAGTGAAAAAACGATGAAAAAAGATAACTATATTTTAAACCAATTGCCCACGGTATCCGATACCCACGGTATTACATGCCCACGGTATCTAATCAATTAACTCATACATGAACAACGGCGTACCATCACCCACGTATGCCCCGGTAACGTTGAATTCCATATATTCTATGGCTTCATCACTGGTCATACCATCACGTTTTACGAGTATGTCCACGCATTGCTCAAAACTATACACTAATCGCTCGCTACTCGTGGCTAGGTCGTAGACCTTGCCCACGGTAGCAGCTTCAAAACCATCAGCTTTTAACATCATTTATTGGCACTCCATTCGCATCATAAGACCAGTTAGATTTAGATTGTTTATTGTTCTTAAATATTCGCTCCCATTCCTTATCAAATTTCTTTTTATTTTTAGGGCGTGGCGTTGATCCTTTACTCATAACTTATACCTAAAAACTGGAGCACCCTCACCCGCAAATACATCTAAAACATTTTTTTCAAGGTATTGACGAGCCACGGTACGTGACATATTTTTATCCTTCATTAGCATATTAATCATCAAATCCCAGTCATAGGCATAGACTCGTTCCCCACGGCGTTCAACCACGCCTAAAATAGCCTCATTGTAGCCTTCAATCTTTATCAGCATCACTACCCCCCACGCTGTCATCAACCACGGTGTCCTCGCCCACAGATAGCAATCCTGGGTCATCCTCGTGCTCTATAACCGACATTTCCTTTAACGCATCCAAATGCATATCACCCAAAGTTATCTGCAACGACGGTGATTTCTTATCGCCCCAACGTTCTGGTCTAACACGACTGGCCCACCATTTCCTTGAGTCAATCCTGAGTTTAGCGATATTCGCCTCTGCCGGGCTCATATCACTATCAGCGATCGACAGTATTTCATCCGCATAAAAATCGGCGGCTCGCTGTCTTGCCTCTTGATACCGATCATGCCTACCTTCAACACTACGTATCCACTTATAAAACCCACGGCTACCAATCTTATAATTTTCATAGATATCCTTGGTCGTATAACCTTCGGTTATCTTGTCAAACACTTCTTGCTCACCCACGTCGTCCAACAACCGCATATGCGCTCTTATAATCTTTTGTCCTGCCATTTAATCCTCCAAAAATGTTCCCATACCTGCAATAATCTCCAACGCTTCCATCCGATCCGCAGACTCGCCTAGCGGCGTCTGCAGATCGTCATAATACTTATCGGTCTTACTCGTGTAATTCCGTACTGCTGGCGCCTTTTTCTTTTGTTCCTGATAATATTGTTCAATCGTTTTCCATCGATGTTGGCAGCTAACGCGCTTACACCGACGCTTCCTAATCACCGAGGTCTTTTTCTTTAAACTCTCCAACACTTGCGAGTTACTCTTACATTTTGGGCACCTCATCGTTTAACGACCTCATGCTCAAAAGCGATCAACCAATCCAGAAAGACCTTGGCCTTTTGTAACGATTCCACTCCACCCTTATCCTCGTACCGATACAAATACTTCATGACCGAACCTTTCAGATACCCGGCATAGGCTGCATCATTCATAGAGGAACGAATGCAATCAATACATTCTGAATCCCCTGGACGCTTCACCGTATAATGATCT